GCCCAGCCGGTTTTTTCATGAGCCATTGATTAAGGCGCCCCTTAAAAAAGGGCGCCTTTTCTTTTTCCGGAGACGACATTGAAATTTGAAGATTTCCACACCCAGTGCTGGAAGCGGCTTTCGCAACTTGTTGAGGGACGGATCGACGAGTTACGAAAGCTCAACGACTCAGAAATGAGTCCTGAGAAAACATCCTCGGTGCGTGGTGGCATCAAGGAGTTGAAAAAGATCCTCGCCCTTGCAGAAGATGCAAGCGCGGGACCAGCAGTTAGCCCCGATGAATTAACCGGCGCTGACACTACCCGCCCGTAAGGGTGACAAGTGAGACGACAACCCATGCAAGTACAGGAACAAACCAACCCACAAGACGAAGCCCAGAAGATTTGGGACCAGCTCGACGCAGAGGAATCTGGCAAGGCATTGCCGGACGACAAAGCAGCGGGAACTCAGGAAACTGAGTCATCGGATTCGCAACAGCAAACAGACCAGCAAGAAGCCGCACCCGCCGACAAGGCCGATGCACAAGGCGACTCTGATCATGTGAGCCAAGAGCAATCGTTGATGGACAAAATCGCTGGCTTGGAGAGCATGCTCGGCCAAGTTACGCAACGTCTTCGGAATGCAGAAGGTCACATCGGTGGCTTGGGCAGTCAACTGAAGCAACAGCAACAGGTGGCCAAACAAGTTGCCAGCCAAGGTGGCGACGCACCCAGTCAGGACGAAGTCCGACAGGCGCAGTCTGATCCAGAGGCAATGGCCAAACTGAAACGCGACTACCCAGAGTTCGCGGACGCAATGGAAGGCGCCTTAAAACAGCAACTTCAAGAGCAAGAGCAACGCTTCAAAGCGCTGCTTGAAAATCAAAAAGGTGGCGTCAGCCACGAAGAGATTGCTCAAATGCGTTCAGAGCTGGCGGTGGAAGCTAAACATCCGGGTTGGCAAGATCGTGTACGGACGCCCGAATTTATGGGCTGGCTTCAACGCCAGCAACGCGAGGTGCAAATGCTTGCGGCGAGCGAAAGCCCGCAAGACGCAGTACGACTGCTAGACCTGCACTCCGAAGCCATCAACTCGGTAGCGTCACAAAACAAAACGCAGCGCCTTAGCTCTGCGGCGGCTATCCCAACGGGCCGCAGCGGTTCGTCAATTCGAACCAAAGCGGTCGAGGATATGACGCCACAGGAATATTGGCGCTATCTCGACGAAATTGACAAGCAAAAAGGTAAATAACCATGCAAACCTATTCCTTAGTTCCCAGCCGGAACCTCATCATGGCCGAGCGCGAAATGCTCAAGCACGCCATGCCCATCAAAGTTTTGTCGACCTTCGGTTCGCAAAAACAAGTCCCGCAAAACAAGACTGACACCGTGGTGTTCCGTCGCGCTTTGCCTATCGACGCTGGCACAAACGGCGCTCCTAACGTCACCGCAAGCAACTACTTGATGCAAGAAGGCGTGACCCCTGCTGCTCGCACTATCACGTATCAAGACGTGCAAGTGACTTTGCAACAGTACGGCGTGCTGATGAAAATCTCCAGCAAAGCTGAGTCTTTGTACGAAGACGACATCCCTGCTGACATGGTCAAGCTGGTTGGTGAGCACATGGGTACATTGGAAGAGTTGATCTCTTACGGTGTGGTCCGCGGCGGTACAAACGTCGTGTTCGCAAACGGCACAGTGCGTAGCGCTGTGAACACTGCAGTGACAATCAACAAGCTGCGTCAAGCTGCTCGTCAATTGGAAAGCGCACACGCACAACTCTTGACTGAGCGTCTGTCTGCAAGCGTGAACTTCGACACACACGCTATCGAACCCGGCTACTTGGTGTTCATCCATACCGACTTGGAAGCCGACTTCCGTAACTTGACTGTGGCCGGCGTGACCGTGTTCACACCAGTTGCCAAGTACGGTTCGCAAAAGCCTGTGCACGAGCGCGAGATTGGTACTGTTGAGCGTTTCCGCATCATCACATCGCCTTACTTCAAGCCATTCTTGGCTGCTGGTGGCACTGTGACTGCAGGCGCTTTCTTGTCTAACGGTGGCACCACTGGCACTACCGCTGACGTGTACCCAATCATGGTCATCGGCCAAGAAGCTTGGGGTCAAGTTGCATTGAAGGGCCAAAACGCCATTCAACCAATCTACTTGCCCGCGAAGACAATCACCCACGCTAACCCAATGGGACAATTTGGGTACGTCGGCGCCAACTTCTGGAAGAACGCTGTGCGTTTGAACGAAAACTGGATGGTCCGCGTTGAAGTGGCAGCCTCTGGTCTGTGATGATTGAGGGCTTCGGCCCTCTCTCCTTCCCCCGTAACTCTTTAAGGAAAATTCCAAATGGATAACTTATCTCTCACCCAAGGTGCAACCCTCGCGTTGTCCGCAGGCGGTTTGGCCGAAGGCACAAACGCAAACACAATCAAAACCGTGAACACAATCACCTATGTTCTCGATGGCCGTTTCTATTCGAAGGCAGCTACCGACAACATCGCAATCAGCTACTCCGGTGCTGTTGTGTATCAAGCAGCTGCTGGTGGCATTCAAGCCGTCAACGGTGGCTTCTCTGGTGGCGTCAACGGTTCCACTCGCATCTATAGCTTGTTCTTGGATGCTGCTGGCGCTGTGTCGATCTTGCCCGGCAAGATTGTTGACAACGCAGAATTGGCCGCCGGCCGCGTTGCATTGGAATTCCCTGATGCACCTAAAGGCGTTTGCCCATTTGGCGCCTTGCGCGTCTCTGTGACTGCTGGAACCAACTTCACTCCCGGTGCTGTTGACTTGTCAGCCACTGGCGTGACTGGTACTTACTACGACTTGGCCGACATCCCGTCCAACCCATTGACCGCTTAATAGCAGTCCGGCACTCACCTTCGGGTGGGTGCCACCCCCTTAATCCATGGAGACCATCATGTCATCGAAACCCACAACCTACGAGCGTAAAGCTACAGTCGATTCTCAGAATGTCGACATCGTCAATCCAGTCCAGTCAGTCGAAGAGGCAAAGAATGCACGCGGCGTCGAGATCGACACCGACCGAGTTATCAGCACCGATACAATCGACCAAGAAGACTTCATGCGTGACGAGCTGACAGTGTTTGTGCAAGAGCCCAACAACGAGAACGATCCTGCCTTCGTTGAGATCAACGTCAACGGCGACTACAAATTGGTGGTCCGCGGCAATGAAGCTAAGCTCCGTCGTTACCACGTGGCTGTGTTGGCTACCGCCAAGCAATCACGCCTGCGTCAACGAAAGATTGTGAACCCCGATGGCAGCATGGGCTTCGCTGAGGAAAACGTTTTATCGTTGACCTACCCCTTCCAAGTGATGCACGACCCTCGTCCAAAGCAGGGCGCACCTTGGCTTCGTCAACTCTTGCAAACACCTGCATAAAACATGAACTACCTTGAGCTAACCAAGATGCTGCGCCAAGAGTGCGGCATACCCGGCGCAGGTCCGGTGTCGGTCGTTAATCAGACTGGTGAGGCAGCACGCCTTTCCACCTACATCAACGATGCTTGGCTCGAGCTTCAAGGCATGTATGACAACTGGGGCTGGATGCGTATACCATTCAGCTACCAGACGGTCGCCGAGCAAGGCGACTACGCACCATTCACCACCGTGAACGATCTCACTGGCTTGCCAATGACTGATCTGCGCTACTGGTGGAAAGAGACGGTGCGCTCCTATCGCACTGACATCGGGATCTACGATGAGCAGTGGTTGGTTGAATGGGAATACCAAGTCTTTCGCAACACCTATCGCTACAACGCGCAGGTGAGCGGCCGCCCTGTGGTGTTCGCCATTCATCCAACGGAGAAGGCGATGATGCTTGGCCAAATCCCAAACACCATCTACACCATGACCGGCGAGTTCCAGCGCCTGCCGTCCTCGATGGCGGCCGACACTGACCTGCCAACTGGTTTGCCTGTCCATTTGCACAAAGTCCTCGTCTACAAGGCGATGCAGTTTTACGGCCTCTACGAATCGGCAGCCGAAGTGATGGCACGCGGCGAACGCGGCGAGGCCTCCTTGATGGCCCAGCTCGAGCGCGAATGGCTGCCCGAAGTCTCCCTCGGTAACCCATTGGCGTAAGGACTGACATGACCAATCGGCCAGTCAATCTTCCCAAGGTCAACTACGAACTCATCCACCTCGGCGGTGGTCTTGATCAAGTAACCCCGACGCTGTCTTTGCCACCCGGCTTCGCGCGTCGCGCATCAAACTTCGAGTGCTCAATCAACGGCGGCTACACACGCATCGCTGGGTACGAGCGCTTTGACGGCCACGCCAACCCATCGGACGCGACCTACAACATTCTTGCCTGCAACATCACCGGCACGGTGGCGGTTGGCAATACCGTTACGGGCGTAACATCGGGCAACACCGGCAAGGTCATCTACATCGATGGCTCCAACTTGGTGATGACTCGCGAAACATCGTTCTACCAGAACGGCGAGACCATCCGCGTGGGCGCCACCAACGTCGGCACAATCGTGTCGGTCAACGGAATCGCGCCCAGCGCGGTTGTTGACGCCACCTACAGGGGTATCGCGGCCGATGAATACCGCACGTCCATCTCGGCCGTTCCGGGCTCTGGCAGCGTTCTAGGCGTTTCGTACTTCAACGGCACTGTCTATGCTTGGCGCAACAACGTCGGCGCGACGGCTGCCAACCTCTACAAGTCAACCTCATCCGGATGGGTGCAGGTGGCCTTGGGCTACGAGATAAAGTTCGATGCCGGCAGCGCTGAGGTGTTTGAGGGCCAGACCATCAACGGTTTGACCAGCGGCGCATCGGCCTTGGTTTCTCGCGTCGTGCTCGAGACTGGCGCGTGGTCCACATCGAACGCCGCCGGCCGCTTCATCTTGTCCGCGGTGGTGGGCACGTTCATCGACAACGAAGTGATTCGCGTCAGCACGGTCAACAAGGCTGTGGCCAACGGCACAAGCTCTGCCATCACCCTGCTGCCAAGCGGGCGTGTCGAGTCTCAGATCGGCAATTTCGGTGGCGGCACGGCCAACACCAAGATTTACGGATGTGACGGCAAGAACCGCGGCTTCGAGTTTGACGGCACGGTCTACGTCCCAATCAACACCGGCATGGCGGTCGACGTCCCAACCCGCATGGCTGTGCACAAGAACCACTTGTTCTTCGCGTTCAACGAGTCACTGCAGTTCTCTGGCATCGGCGAGCCCTACAAGTGGACGCCACTGCTTGGTGCCGGAGAGATTTCGCTCAACGGCCCGATCACCAACCTGCTGATTCTGCCGGGCAACCAGACCACTGGCGCCTTGGGCGTGTACACGCGCAACGACACAAACGTTCTGTACGGCACAAGTTCCGAGACGTTCCAGCTGTCGACGTTCAACAGCGGAACTGGCGGCCTGCCGTACACCGCGCAGAACATGGACCAAGCCTACGTGCTCGACGACCGTGGTGTCATGAACATGAACACGTCGCTGAACTACGGCAACTTCGAGTCCAACGCGCTGACCTTGCGCATCCGACCATTCGTGCAGCAGCGTCGCAACTTCGCCACGGCCAGCGTGCTCAACCGCGAGAAGGGTCAGTACCGAATCTTCTTCAGCGACGGCACTGCGCTGTACATGACGTTTACCGGCAGCAAGGTGCTTGGCTCCATGCCTGTGCAGTTCCCCAACGCGGCAACGTGCTGCGTGGAGGGCGAGACACCAGACGGCTCGTCGACATCGTTCTTTGGCTCGACCAACGGATTTGTCTACCGCCTTGACGCCGGCACATCATTCGATGGCGCCGCCATCCCTGCAAACATCAATTTGGTCTACAACAGCATCAAGTCGCCACGCATATTAAAGCGCTACCGTAAGGCCAGCGTCGAGATGACTGGTGACTCGTATGCCGAGATCGCTTTTGGCTACGATCTGGGCTATCGCTCAGTCGAGCTTGAGCAGGCATCCGGTGCTGTCTACACGAACGACTTGCGATCAAGCTACTGGGACGAGATGACGTGGGACAACTTTGTTTGGGACGGACGCGACATTGCGCCTTCGGAGATTGAGGTGATGGGTACTGCCGAGAACTTGGCGATCCAGCTCTCATCGGTGTCGGCAATCATTAAACCTTTTACGGTGAACAGCGTCATTGTTCACTATTCAATGCGACGAGGACTTCGATAATGTCAAACAGTTTCTACAACCACAATACGTACCCCGCACCAAACTCTGCCGGCTCGTCGGCTGCTTTGCGCGCGGAGTTGGACCTCGTCACTGCAGGTTTCAACAAGCTGCCAACGTTGGCAGGTAACGGTTACAAGGTTGTCGGCATTAACGCCGATGGCTCGGCGATGATCGCAGACCCAAAGTTGATGAACGTCGACTTCAGCACCACAGCAATCGCTGCTGGCGCCGTGGGCCGATTGACATGGAACGACACAGACGGCACGCTTGACCTTGGCCTTAAGGGTGGCAACGTCACGCTGCAACTTGGTCAAGAGCAAAACGTTCGAATCTACAACGAGACCGCAACAGGCTTCGTTGATATGCAGGTTGTGAAGATCACCGGCTCGTCAGGTACTCGCCTTACCGCCGATCTGGCCAAGGGCGACAGCGATGCAAACTCTGCATCCACGATTGCCATCATGACAGAGCCAGCCGCCTCTCATGGTGAAGGTTTCGCCACCACGTTTGGCTTGATCCGACAGGTCGACACATCTGCATTTACAGAAGGCGCAATTTTGTATTTGTCGCCAACAGTTGCCGGAGGAATCACGACAACTCGACCAGTTGCCCCAAACCATACCGTGATCTTGGGATGGTGCGTTCGCTCACACGCTACGCAAGGCATGATCTACGTCAACATCAACAACGGCTTCGAGCTGGATGAGTTGCATGACGTGCTGATCACTTCCGTTGCGGCCAACAACATGCTGCGTCGCAACTCTGCGAACACCGTGTGGGAAAACATCGCTGGCCCAAGTGGTGCAATCGTTGGCACGACCGACACTCAAACCCTGACCAACAAGACCATCAGCGGTGGCACCGTCACCGGCGCGGTTGTCACTGGCCTGTCTGCACCATCCGCATCAAGCGACGCTACGACAAAGAGCTACGTCGACACCGGTTTAGCGCTGAAGCTGAACCTTGCTGGCGGCACGATGTCTGGCGCAATCGCCATGGGCACGAACAAGATCACCGGACTGGGTGATCCAACGGCTGCGCAAGACGCGGCTACCAAAGCCTACGTCGACACCGCCGTGCAGGGTCTGGATGCCAAGGCATCCGTGCGCGTTGCCACCACCGCCAACATCACACTGTCTGGAACCCAGACCGTCGACGGCATCGCGCTGAGCGTTGGCGACCGCGTACTGGTCAAGGATCAATCGACCGCCGCCAACAACGGCATCTACTTGGTGTCGGCCAGCACATGGACCCGCACCACTGACGCTGACACATGGGCCGAGCTTGTCTCTGCTTTCGTGTTCGTTGAGCAAGGTACGACCAACGGCAACAACGGCTACACCTGTACTGTGGCTGCCGGCGGCACGCTGGGATCGACAGCTGTCACTTGGGTGCAGTTCTCTGGCGCTGGCCAGATCAACCCCGGCGCAGGTCTGACAAAGACCGGCAACACGCTCGACGTCGGCACAGCAAGCTCGGCTCGCATCGTCGTCAACTCAGATAACATTGACTTGGCCACCACCGGTGTTACCGCTGGTAATTATTCGCTGTTGACAGTCGACGTCTACGGTCGCGTGACCGCGGGCACGAACCCAACCACCTTGTCTGGTTACGGCATCACTGACGCCTACACCAAGACGCAGATGGACACAAGCTTGGCCGCCAAGCTGAACTTGGCCGGCGGCACAATGACTGGCGACATCGCAATGGGCGGCAACAAGGTGACCGGCCTCGCCGCACCAACCACTGACAACGACGCCGTCCGCCTGATATACGTCACCACACTGTTTGGCTCAACTGCAAGCGCTGCAGCCTCTGCTGCTGCCGCACTGGTCAGCCAAAACGCTGCAGCAGCTTCGGCAAGCGCCGCATCAACCAGCGCCACAAACGCAGCAGCAAGCGCGTCTAGCGCATCGACAAGCGCATCAAGCGCATCAAGCAGTGCAACTGCCGCAGCTAGTAGCGCAACGTCTGCGCTCAGCTCGCTCAATTCTTTCGTCAGTCAGTATTACGGACCACTTGCTACAAACCCAGCACTCGATCCATTGGGAGCTGCAGTCACCATTGGTGACTTGTATTTCAACACCGCAACCCCAGAGATGCGCGTGTATAACGGCAGCGCTTGGGTATCTGCATCCACAATTGGTGGAACGGTTGCCAGCATCAACGTAACAGGCGCTACCACCCTCGGTGGCTCCGTCACCCTCTCCGCAGGTACTGCCAACGGTGTTTCCTATCTCAACGGCTCTAAGGTGCTGACCACTGGTTCTGCGCTGACGTTTGATGGCGCAATTCTTGGTGTGAACGGTGTCTCAGTAGGTCGCGGCGCTGGTGGTGTGGCAACCAACACTGCTGTTGGTGCTAGTGCCTTGGCGGGGTCGAATAGTGGTGCTGGGCTTAATACTGGGCTTGGTTATCAAGCATTGCAATCAAACACAACTGGTGGGTATAACACGGCAACAGGCGTAAATTCTGTTCAATCCACCACAACGGGTTCGTATAACAACGGGTTTGGTACTCAAACGCTTCAAAATAATACAACAGGTAACTACAACACAGCACTTGGTTCTGCTGCCCTTGCATCCAACACTACAGCTTCAACCAATACTGCTGTTGGTTACCAGTCGCTTTACACAAATGCTACTGGCTCACGAGTTACTGCTGTTGGTTATCAAGCGGGCTACACCAACGCTGTAGTGAGCGCAAACGCATTTAACACGTACCTTGGCTACCAATCTGGCTACTACGATGCAACAGGTATCCACAACACATTCCTTGGTTATGCGTCTGGGCCAAACACAACAGCCAACGCAAGTGGTGCATACAACACTGCCATTGGCAGTCTTTCTGGCGCTGCTTTGACTACTGGCGCTAACAACACGGCGCTCGGCTATCAGTCGCTTGTATCCAACACCACAGCCTCTAATAACACTGCGGTCGGATACCAAGCTGCGTACGCAAACACGACGGGCACAGGAAACGTGGCACTTGGTAATGTTGCGCTGTTATCCAACACAACTGCCAACGAAAACGTAGCGGTCGGCTATGGCGCTTTGCAGTCTAATACAACTGGCAGTCGTCAAGTTGCCATTGGCTCTGGCGCATTAAGCTCAGTAACCACCAATGGCAACAGTAGCGTAGCAATTGGCTGGCACTCTGGGGTCAACACTTCAACTGGTAGTGTGACTGCTGTGGGTTATTACACCTTGCAAGCCAACACTACTGGAGCTAGCAACGTCGCCCTTGGTAATGCCGCTTTGTCTGGCAACAGCACAGGTTCGTACAACGTAGGTATTGCTGATCTTGCGCTGTCTGGAATCGGCACAGGTTCGTACAACATCGGTATTGGTCACCAAACCATGTACAACATGGGAGGTGCCGCCAACAACAACGTGGCTATTGGCTATCAAGCCATGTACTACAACAGCGTGCCGGGTACTCCATCAAACAACGTCGCCTTGGGCAACTATGCACTTACCACGGTTACTGGTAGCAACAACGTTGGCGTTGGTCATTCGGCGCTGGCAAATAACACATCAGCCTCAAACAACACTGCTGTCGGCTATCAAGCGGGGTATTCGAACGTAACGGGTGCAAATATCACTGCGGTTGGTATGCAGGCACTACGTTCAAACACAGGGGATAGCAACACTGCTGTTGGTTACGCTGCGTTGTATACAAACACAAGCGGCATTCAGAACTCGGCATTTGGAACTGACGCGCTTGTAAGTAATACCACTGGAAATTACAATACTGCGCTGGGATATTTCTCTTTGGGGGCCAACACAACAGCATCCAACAACACTGCCGTTGGTTATCAAGCAATGTATTCCAATACAACGGGTACATACAACGCATCACTCGGTTATCAGTCGCTATATTCTGCAACTACCTCTAACTACAGCACTGCGCTCGGCTATAGAGCAGCGTACAACACAACAACTCAAGTAATTACAGCCATTGGTTCTTTGGCTGGGTTTAGCAACACCACTGGCGCTGGTAACTTGGCTGTTGGCACTTTGGCTTTGTACTACAACACCACTGGTGCAGATAACACGGCCCTTGGTAGCTATGACACCAATAGCGGAGTAGATGCTGCACTGTACAACAACACAACTGGCTCTTACAACGTTGCTGTAGGTACTAGTGCTTTGAAGTCCAACACCACAGCCTCTAACAACACTGCTGTGGGTTATCAGGCTGGGTATGCCAATACCACTGGTGTTGGCCACACTTTACTTGGTTACCAAGCGGGTAAGGATGTCACAACAGGCAACTACAACATCTGTATTGGTCAAGGTTCTGCGCCGGGTCTTACCAGCGGCTATTGGGGTGTTTATATCGGATCGTATGCAACGCCATCCAGTGCGTCTGTTGGTTACGAGATGGTTATCACGTCCAGCAACGTCACCAAAACTGGTAAAGGTGCGGCGACGGCATTTATTACGGCTGATGGCGGTAGCATTTACAACGGTGGAAACACAACCACTTGGAGCACCACATCCGACCGTAGACTTAAGAAAAATATTGTTGACAACAATGTTGGTCTTGAAAAAATCATGGGCATTCGTGTTCGCAACTTTGAATACCGCCTTCCGGAAGAAGTTGATCCAGAGCTCAAGCCGATTGATGCGGTTGAATTGAAAGGCGTCCAACTGGGTGTGATTGCACAAGAATTGGCTGAAGTTTTACCAGATTGTGTTCACACTGAATCAACTGGCGTTCACGCCGTGAGTGCCGATAACATGAAGTGGTACATGATTAACGCAATCAAGGAATTGAAATCTGAACTCGACTCGGTGAAAGCCGAACTTGCAACCCTGAAAGGAAACTAAAAATGACTGAACAAACTCAACCCCAAGTGGAACAACCCACAGCTGAAGAGATCGCACGCCACTACAGTGCAGCGATGGACAGCGTAAACCTCATCAACGCAGGTCAACCTGAAGGTATGGAAGATGCTGAATGGGTTGACACAGTGGCTCGTAACAAAGAGCACCTTTCCATCATGGTTGCAAAACCTTGGTGGGGCGACACTGACATCAGTGCACTGATTGCTGCCGCCGCATAAGGACAGCCATGTTCACTGATGACCAAGGTGATCGAAAAGAAACGCCATCGGAAATGAACATCGAGCGAAAGCTCGATCTCATTCTTGAGCAAATGCACCACATGTCTGGTGCGTTTCCAAAGAACAAAGATGACGAAGTTGACTATGAGGGTCACCGCAAATACCACGAAGCCTTGATTGAGTCTGCCAAAGCGCAGACTGAATTCTGGCAAGCTCTCAAGCTTGACATTGCCAAGCGTGGGGCGTGGGCGATTGTCACCATACTGTGCGGCTTGGTTGTGCTTGGCATATCCGCAAAGTTCGGTATCGGTGTAGTGGTGAAGTGATGTGCCGATAGGGACTGCGCTATTCGCTGCGACTACAGCATTCCAACTCGTCAAGGACGGGTGCGCGCTGTACAAGGAAGTCAAGGGAGTAGCCGGTAACGTTCAGCAAATCTACAACGAGATCAACGGCCAGTTCGCTGGCAAGAAAGTCTCGAAGGCGCAAGCCGAGAAGATTCAAGAAGAGAAGAAGAGAGTCGAGGAGGTATCGAAGTCCAACCCGGACGAAGTGCTATTCAAGATTGGCGACAACCTTGGTGCAATGTTCGATGCCTACGACCGACTCGAAGAACTTTTCTGGGAGCAAGAGCGTGAGTCCAAGAAGCTGCAAAGCAAGGACGTATCGCTGAAGAAGATGGCGCTCAAGCGCATCATGATTCGAACCAAGCTGCGGCAGATGCACGCAGACATTCGAACCGAGATGACGTGGAATGCGCCAGCTGAGTTGGGTGATCTTTGGACCCAGTTCTCTGAGATGCGCGAGCAGATCGAGGCTGACCAAAAGATTGCTTGGGATGAGCACGAAAAAAAAGAAGAGCGGGCGAGACTGTTGGCTGAGTTCAAACGAGAGCGGCGCAGGAAAAACCTGCACATGTATCTCGCGATATTCTTCGCCATCATTTTTGTGTGCGGTTTTTTGTACGCGGTATCAACGTGGATGTTGTACCACCGGCAACTTCTCTGGGGCTTTTGATGTTGGTAAAAATTGCAATCGCTCTGGTGATTTTGTTGTTCGCACTTGAGATTGGTTTTTCGTATTGGATGATCAAGGAGCACAAGCAAGTGGCGTTCATCAAATACGAAAGAGCAAAGCGTGATTTGGAAATCTGTTTGAAGGATAAACAATGAAGTGGTTGATTCTGTTTGCCGTGGTCATCGCGTTCGTGCTGGCTGGTTGTGAAGACCGCTATCGATACTTCTGCCAAGACCCAAAGAACTTCAGTGCCAAGCGCTGTCAGCGTCCTGACTGCTTGTTCACACAAGACTGTCCTGACTACCTCGTTGCACCAGTGCTCGAGAAGCAGATTCAACAACCAGCGTCTGCAGCATCGGAGCCATCTAAATGAAGCACCTTGAAATCAAATCAGTCGACGACCTAGTCAAGCTCATTCAGGTTTGCGTGTGGGCTGTTGTCGTGGTCATCTTGATGTTTGTCTTCGGCGGCATCGTAAGTTCGTTCCTGTACTCGATCATGTTCGTTGGCCAGCCAATGAAGTCCATGTCGCCGATCGATCAGGCATTCACCAAGATGCTCAACGACATCGTGCTCATCATGGCCAGCTCGATCACCACCATCATCAGCATGTTCGCCGTGAACAAGGCGTCGCAAGCTGTTGCAGAGAAGATCGCCCCATCGCTTGGCATCCCGCCCAACACGCCGCCGCCAGCAGCCCCACAAGCGCCTGCACCTGCGACCCCCGCCTCGGGTATGCCCGACTTCAATTGGATGGGTTCTGCGCCCGTACAGTTCGACGAGGAGTGGCGCGCACCACCTCCACCCGTTACACCGCCAGAGTTCCTGCACCCTGAGCGCGAAGAGATCGCTTACGAGCGCGCGGCCGCCGCCAAGGAGCAGTGATGAACCGCACCGCCATCACAGTGCTGGTGACCTTGCTTGTCATCTTTGGCATCTACCGCTTCGGATTCAGCAAGGGCTGGAGCGAGCGTGATGCTGAGATGCAAAGTGAGATCGCGATCAAGAACGAAGAGTCACGCGCGCGAGAGCAAAAGCTTGGCGAGCAACTCAACAACACGTCCAACGAACTGAAAGAAGCCAATGATGCAATCAATCAAAAACAGTCTGCTCTTGACCGTGCTATCAGTGCTGGCCGGGTGCGCCTCCCCTCCTCAAGTTGCGTACAAGCCAGTGCAGGTCCCACCACTGCCGGCGGGAATAGTCAAGCAGGAAGCGAATCTGACCGAGAGACTCTCCAACTTATTGCTCAAATCGCAGCCGACGGAGACCGGGCAATCACCCAGCTCAACGCCTGTATCGACGCCTACAACTCAGTCAGGAGCCAAGTGAATGTTGACCGCTGAACAACTCAAAAGATTGCACATCAACCCTGAGCTGGCGCCCGTCTTCAACGAGACGTTCGACCGCTGGGGTATCAAGACGCCACGACAGCAGGCTGCGTTCCTCGGTCAATGCGGCCACGAGTGCGGCAACTTCACCAAGCTTGAGGAGGGCCTCAGCTACGCAGCCGACCGCCTGATGAAGATTTGGCCAAAGCGATTTCCCACCATGGAGATCGCCAACAAGTACGCCCGCAACCCGAAGGCTTTGGCCAACTACGTTTACGCGAACCGTATGGGAAACCGTGACGAGGCGAGCGGTGACGGCTTTCGTTTCCGCGGCTCGGGTTGGCTCCAGCTCACCGGGCACGACAACTTCTACCACGCCGGCAAGGCGTGCGGCGTGGACTTCGTCATGAACCCAGACCTCGTGCGCCAGCCAAAACATGCTGCCCTAACGGCCGGTTGGTTCTGGGCGACACATGACTGCAACCGCTTGGCCGAGGCCGGCGACTGGGTTGCACTCACCAAGAAGATCAACGGCGGGACAATCGGCCTTGACGACCGGGTGCGCCACACCGCTTTGGCCATTAACGTGTTCGAAGTTGGTCAGGTCCTAGCATGATTTGCTTGACCTCGTCAATTCATCTAGAATCCACTCCGGCTAATTGCGTCTTGCGCACGGCCGGACTTACCCCGCTTGGCGGGGTGCTTTGCTTGAAAGGCCGACATGGCTACCACTGTACAAAATCCATTTGACACACAGCAGGCGTCGGCCACAAACACTGGCATTGTGGGCTCCGCCATCCAGTCCGGATCGCCAACACCAATCCCTGACGCTACGCTTACCACAGCGCCAGCAAACAACGTGACCACGGCCGCCGCACCTGCAGCGAACACCGTCAGTTCATACGCCCCCACCACCCGCCAGATTGACCAGCCCACGGGCACCGTGCAAGGTCAGGTCAACAGCATCTTGGCCACGGACAACCCGCTCATGCAGCGCGCCCGTACACTGGCCACACAACAGATGGCTCAACGCGGTTTGGTGAACAGCTCCATGAACGCTGGCGCAGGTGTGGCGGCCATGACCGACAAGGCAATCCAGATCGGGGCACAAGACGCCAACGCCTACAACCAAGCAGCCAGTGAAAACATGGCTGCAACAAACACGTCCGGCCAGTTCAATGCAAACGCCGGCAACACCGCCGCGCTGCAGACAGGTCAGCAAGCCTTTGTCGCCGAGCAAAACAAGTCTCAGCAATCGTTCACCGCCCAGCAGGCCGAACTCGAGCGCCAACAACAGACTGCCCTGCAAACTGGACAGCAGACTTTCACTGCTGCGCAAACCGGGCTGCAACAAAACTTCCAGTCAGCTCAGGCTGCACTGGACCGCGCGCAGCAAGTCGCCCTTACCGACAAGAGTATCGGCGCACAGCAAGCGCTGCAAAAGGCTCAGCAAGATTTCTCTGGTGCACAGGCTGCGCTGGACCGCTCGCAACAAACCTTGATGCAAACCACGCAGCAAGACTTCACCGCCAAGCAGCAGCAGATTCAAAACGACTTCGCTGCTCAGACGCAAAAGCTGCAAGAGTCTGGCATGGACTTCCGTCAGGCGCGCGACATTGCTTCGCAAGAGGCAATGAAAAAGCTCGAGCAAGAGGGCATCACAAACCGATTCGACCAAGAGCTTGCTTTGAAGTCGAGCCAGTTTGACGTCGAGCAATTGAAGCTCGACCAGCGCCAGCTCTCGCAGAATCAGGCTGAACTCGACAAGCTGGGTTTGCAGATCAAGGCCAGCCAAGCGCAAGTGCCAACGCAGTTTGCTGCCAACATTGCCAACACAACCATGAACGGTGTGAACGCAATTCTTGCTGACGGCAACATGACTGCGGCGGCGAAGCAAACATCGATTGCAAACTTGGCCACTTACGCAAACGCGCAGATCGCTTGGGCTGAGAAGTTCTACGGCACGACCATCAACAAGATCACAGTACCAACACTCGCATGATTTTCCGCAAGGCCAAACTTCAAGACATCCCCGCGATTGTTGACATCGCGGTGGAGTCGGTGTCGAATGACCCGATTGACGTCAAGATTGATCGTGCGGCCATGGCGGATACGGCAAAGGTTTGCCTCAACCCAGCTCACTTTATGTGGGTTGCCGAGGATGATGACGGTGTGGTGGTTGCGGCTGTGGCTGCGTGCGTGCAGCAGGGATTTTGGTTTGAGCGCATGCAGTGCTCAGTCCTGTTGTTCTACACGCGCGTGCCCGGTGCATGCCTGCCGCTCATGCGTGAGCTGGCCAAGTGGATCAAGTCGCGCTCAGCCATCAAGCTTGGCATTGTTTCTTTGGAGCCCGGTGTTGATCCGCGGCTCGTCGGTTTTCTTAAACGGGTTGGGTTCGGTCGCGAGTCCACCACCCTAACCTATGTACGAGGAGTTTGATTATGAGTAAAGCAGTTTCCAGCGTGGCGCGTAGCGTGAGCAACGTGGTCAGCGGTGCAGTAAAGGCCGTCACATCCGTGACGAAATCCGTGGCCAGCGGCGTTGGCGGAGTGCTGCAGCAAATCACCTCCTCCAAGATTGGCAAGGTCGCTATGTTGGCGGCTGCAATTTACTTCGGAGGTGCTGCCCTGTCGGGCGGCTTTGGTGCGCCGGCGGGCTCCGGTCTAAGTGGCTTTTTACAAGGGGCTGGCGCGGGTGTATCCAACGCCGCAAGCAGCCTGTCTACGGCGTGGGGCCAAGCTGTTAGCGGCAACCTGTCTCAGGCCGGCAGCTCTTTGAGTTCTGGCTTTCAAGGTCAGATGGCCAACGCCGGATCGATGGTTCCCCCGTTGACACCTCCAGTCACTCCCCCAACAACACCCCCTGTCGGTGGTCCATTGACACCACCCACAACACCACCCGTCGCTGGCGGCATGGGTGTTGGCGAAGGCATCATGGGTGCAGCCAAGATTCAAGCCGGCTCCGCTTTGATTGGCGGCGCTATGCAAGGCAAGGCCCTGCAAGATCAGCGTCAGTTTGAACTCGATCAAGCCGCCGCTGCGCGCGATCGCTACAACGCAAACGCAGGCGCCAAGATTTTTGCTGACAACGCCAGCCCAACTGCAGCCACCACGGGCGCAGCCCCCACTGCGCAGTACGACGCCATGGCTGAGGCTCAGCGAATCAGCGCCCAGCGCAAGGCTGAGTTTGACGCACGCAACAACCCACAAACTGGCTTGGTCGCACGCGGCATGCAGTACGCACAGCCAGTGACAAACAACAACTTCCCCGTTTACAACCCCGCTTACTACCGCGGCTGAAAGGACTCATCATGGCTGGCTTAATTCAAAACAAAATGATGGGTCCATCGGAAGGTGACGAGACCAACGAGAAAGAACCCGTCGAGGGCATGGGCCCAGACGGCTCGCCTCAGCACGAGGGCATGGAAGGCGAAGCGCCTGAGAAGGGTGACACAAGCGGCGAACCCGACACCGAGAACCCTGCATTCATCGACGCGCTGAAGATGGCCATGGAGGCCCTGTACAAAGGTCAGGCAGCCAAGGATGTGGCCAAGCAGATTAAGTCTGCGCAAGACCCCGTCCAAGCCATTGCTGACATCTCCTACGAGATGGTCTCTGTGGTTGACGAGCGCACCAACGGCGAAGTGCCCGATGACTTGATCATGCTGCTGGCCATCAGCATCTTGAAAGAAGTCGGCGACATCGCTGAGGCTGCCGGCATCGAGTTGACAGCACCACAGATTGGCGATGCGTTTAAGCAAATGTTGCTGCGCTACTTGGGTGAGAACGGCGTGGACACAACACAGCTCCAACAGTCCATGGATCAGATCGATCCAAAGGTCTTTGAGCAAGCACAACAAGGAGCCTGATCATGGGCATGGGTCTTATCTTGGGTGGTATCGGCAAAGGCATTGCCGACGCGGGTGCGGCCTATGCTGGCGGCATGATGAAGGGCGCAGAGTTTGAGATGCAGCAGCAGCGCGATGAAGATCGCGAGCGCCGCGCAGAGGAGCGAAAAACTCGCACTGAAGAGGCACTCAAGCAGCGCGTCATCGCTGAGTCTGAGCAAGTTCAACAGCGCGCCGCAGAGGCGCCTGCTCGCCGCGTTGCTGGGGAGATCGACAAGTACGGCTCAATGGTTGCCGGCGAATCGCCTGAGATGTCCAAAGAGGAAATCCAGAAGCTGGTTCAGGACAACCCACAGTACAAGGCCATCTACGAGAAGGCAGGCTTGATTGGCGCCGACAAGATGGACCCTCGCCTGCGCGCGTCTAGCGACCGCGCCGAGGCTGCTCTTGCAATTGGTGCGCACTCGTCTGTGATTGAAGCCTACTCGAAAGAGCGCGACAGCGTGCTCAAAGAGATCAAGGAAGAGAACGCAGTCAAGCGTAGCGAAGCCGCTGAAGAGCGCCGCTCCAAAGAGTTCCAAGCCTTGCTGCCAATTCGCCAGCAGACTGCGGACGCCGCAACAACCAAGGCCAACAAGCCAGCTGGTGGCGGCGGTGGTGGCGAGAAGCCAATCACTGGTGTCGACCTTGAGCGCACAGCCAAGGCCGCCGAGAAGTCTCTTGCTCTGCACTTGGGCGTGCCAACAAAAGACGTGCCTGAAACAGTTGCTCGTTTGAAGAAGCAAAACAAAATTGATTCTGCAACCCAAACGAAACTTGATGAGTACAACAGCACATTGTCTGAGTGGCAGAACTATCGCAAGAAACCAAAGGCCGCAGGTGATAATGCAGCATCAGCAGGCGGTGCAGACTACAGCAACCTTTGGAAATAAATAATCATGTCAAAAGCTTGGTCCGACGTAGCGGGGAGTTCCGCATTCCGGGCCCTCTCTCTTGAACAACAAGAAGAGGCGCGCACACAATACTTCGATTCAGTTGTCGCACCACGCGTGCCGACCGAAGACTTGGAGGTTGCGAGATCGCAATTCCTATCGTCGACCAAGCTGCCAGAGGCTGCGCCTGCACCCGTTGAAAAGCCTGCAGAAAAAGGAATCATCCAGCGCATCAAAGATGCAGTGATCCCCGAGTACAAGAGTGTGCTCGAAACTCAGGCGCCCACCCCGCAACAAGAGCAGGCCAACGTCAACCAGCGTCTGTCGCTGGGCGCTGGTCCAATCAGCAAAGAGACTGCCGCCAAGGCTGACTTGCTGCGCAGCGGCATGCTCAAAGAGCCAGCCACCTTGCCCGTTCAAAAAGCTGCTGCCGGTTTGGCTGAGCAGAACGTGCCAACGTTTGCTGAACTCGCAGTCAACAAGGAGCGCGAAGCAGAAGACGCAGCACGCTTGGGTCGTCAGCAATTTGCCGAAGCGAACCCACTGCTTGGCAGTGTCGCTTCTGGCGCCGCCAGCATGCTGGCTGGCAACATCAACATTCCAACCGTAGCTGCCGACGTCTTCAACAAGACGGTGATCGATCCTGTGCTCAAGGTTGCCGGCTTCGAGCCAATGAAGCGCGTTGGCAACATGTTCGGTACTGAGTATCTGGACAAATCAGCAAGCGACTTCATGCCTGCAATCGGCAAGAAGTCAATGACCGGTGCGTGGAATCGTGAAGAATTTTCTCCGTGGCTGATGTCAAAGCTGGCGGCCAACTCGCCGCAGGTTGCGCAGCAATTGATTGGCGCATTCTCACCAGCCTTGCGCGGTGGCATGCTGCTATCGATGTCTGGCACTGCAGCCGGCCAAAGCTTTGCGCAGGGCGACGACTCTCGCGTGGCCATGATGAAGGGTGCGATTGAGTACGCAACCGAGAAGCTTCCGCTTGGCGTGTTTGACAAGGTGGGTGAAATCTTCAAGGGCATGCCAGTGCCAAAGCAGAATGCAATCTTGGCCATTGCTGGCCAACGCATTTTGCAGGCTGGTGCTCAGGTCACTGCCAACACCCTGACCAATGCCATCGAGGAGACGGCCGCTCAGTACGGCGGCAACGTGCTCGACAAGTATTTGCAAGGCAAGGACATCGACATCAACAAAGATGTGGCTGAGTCTGCTTTGGTTGGCGGCTTGACCGGCACGATGATGAGCACGCCGCAGGTCGCGGCAACCCTTGGCGGGGCCAACGAGCGCCCGTTCGAGCAACCCGCACCCGAGGTATCAACCGCTGAACAAATGGCCAAGGAACGTGGTTTCCTCGTGCCTGAGCGCAAGCCTACACAGCTGACCAACTTCACCCCTGCCGACAGCCCAACAAAGGCCGCTGGTCTGGTTGACGTTGTTGTGCCTGTGCCCATGGCAGCCCCGTCCATAACCCCGGTCAATCCATTGGCCGAGGTTCAAATCAACCCGCAGACTGAACAGCAGTTCGGTCTTGACAAGCTACGACTGGGGACAACCAATGTCGGCGTACCAAGCACAACTGGAACCACGAATGTCACTGGCGGTGCAGTCGGGGGCACTGAGCTTGGCGGAGGCGTGGGCGCTGCAGGACCTAGCGTATCTCGTGCCGCCGGGGCAGTGGCTCCCGCTACCGCCGCAACTCAACTCGGCGGTGGACAGGTTGCAGCTGCTGGAGCAGCAACCGGCGAACAGCCAACCGCTCTGAAGCAAGAGTGGTACGGTCGACGTGGCGATGGCTACGTCACCAAGCCCGATGCTGAGCAGGCTTTGCCCGGTCGTCAGCGCATGTTCCCTGATCTGCAATGGCAAGTCGATGAGCTGCCAAACGGTAAGTACCGCCTTGCCGGCTACGAGACAAAGCCAGAGGCGGCGCAGGCTGTCGTCGGCGAGAAGATCAACAAAGACTGGACTGCATTCTCACCAGAGTCTGGCAGCCTAGGCATCCCGCGCGCGGACATGCCGCAGGTCAAGTCCGAGCACCGCGGTGCAATGGTCAACTTTCTCAATGCGCGCGGCATCACCAGCGAGCAAGAGTCTGTCGACCCGTCAACACTCAAGCCAACGCAGGCTGAGTTCTCGCCGGCAAAGGTTGAGATGGCCAAAGAGAATCGCGGCACTGACCGCGCCATTCTCGTGTCTTCTGACAACCGCGTGATCGACGGCCACCACCAGTGGATGGCCAAGCTTGAGAGCGGCGAGCCCGTCAATGTCATCAAGCTCAACGCACCAGCATCGGAGTTGATTGATGCCATCAAAGAATTCCCAAGTTCAACAACAGCAACAGGAGCAAACCTTGGCACTCAAACCACTGAAGCCATCCAAGCAGCGCAAGAAGGACAGCAAGCACCAGCCTTTGGACCAGCAACAACTGCAGCAACCACAGCGGCCAATGTGCCGAGTGTTGAACTTGCCGGACTGAAGCTCGCACCACAGGCATCGATGCGAGTCATCAGCTCGGTGCGCAAGGAGCTGATCAAAGACAACGTCGAGATCGCACCAGTGCCACAGGTTGAGATGAACGATTCGCAGAAGGCGGCAAGCGCTGTGGCCAACTTGCTTGGCAAGACGCTTACCGTGGTTCGCTACGAGTCTGGCAACAAGGCGTCCATGCCCAACGGCATGATCGACAAACTTGGTGGCAAGAACATCTTCGTGGACAACGAGGCAGAGGACTCGCCACTGTTCGTCGTGATGCACGAGGCTCACCACGGTCTACCACAAGAGAGTCGCGTAAAGCTGAACACCGCCCTGAATTCTTTGTTCAAAGAAGACATGCGCGCAGAGTTCTCTCGCGAGTTCAATTACACAGAAGACCAGCTCGATGAAGAGATCCCCGCATTCATGGTGCAGGCAATCTCTAAGCGCGCCGACTTCTGGGAACAGCTGCGCGCCAAGATGGGCAACAAGGATTTTGCCGAGGTTGCAAAGCACATCTTGTCAAAGCTCAATGAGATCGTCGCCGGCGCACGCAAACAGTACGGCGAGGACTTCGTCTCCAAATACATAAAAGATGTAGAGAAGGCGCGCGACTTGTTGACTACGGCATACGCTGAGGCAATCAACAACAAGTCCATCACCGAGTCTGCCAAGCATGTTGTGCCATTGTCTGGACCTGTGGCAAAGACTGAAGCCATTGTTGATGGCGTCATGTACTCTGCGCGTTCGCGCGATCTGGTGAAGCTGCCAACGGTTCAGTTCAAAGACCTCTTGGGCAAACGCGTGTTTGGCATCAAGGCCGACTTGACTGACGCGGGCGTGAGTTACACCGGCATCGATGGCAGCCAGCTCGAGTTCCCCATCGAAATGATGGGCGGTCCAAACTTTGTGGCCTTGCCGGCAAACGTAAGAAGCAACGTGATCTGGGCTGTGCGTGGCGGTGCTACGCTGACCAAGATCATGAAGGTCGTTGGCGATAGTGACTACATCATCGTGCACGCGATGAACAACAACAGTCACCTGACAAACGCAACCATCTCTCAGGCGTACATTCAAACCGTCGAGGCGTATCTCAAAGACAAGCGCATCAGCGTCAAGAACTTGCGCGCGCTGGACAAGATCGTTCGCTCGCCGGCAAACAAAAACTCGCTGCCAGATTTCGTTGGCTTCGAGTCGCCCAACATCATCGAGTACATCGATGGCTTGTCGTTTGATCAACGCGGTGCACTGGCCAAGATTCTGGAAAAGAAAGAGGCACAGATTCACGGCCTGCCAAACCTTGATCGCTTCCGTCGCGAGACCATCGATCCTGAGTACGCCGGCTATCGTCAAGGCGACGCCATGCTGGTGATCGAGGTTGACAAAAAGAACCCAACAGTCAAGCTCGGTGAAGAGGGTACGAAGATGCATCCTTCCTACCCGCTCGGCTTGCGTGGCAAGGTGGTGGGCAAACTGGCCAAGGGCATCAACTATGAGCTGATCTACCGCGACTACTTCGAGAACAAGGTTCCAACGCTGGCCAACAAAGAAGCCGGCGCGTGGTACACGTTTGATCGCGTCATGCCTGTGCAAGAGATCACGCCAGAGATCGCCGCGTCCGTATCGGAGGGTGGCTACAAGGCCATCAAGTCTGCACGACAGGCCGAGGCTTCACTCGCCTTGGCCAACAACAATTGGCTTGTGTCCGGCAAGACCAAGGCAGAGGGCGGCGTGTCGGTGCAAGAGTTCGTTGACGCACTCGCTGCCAACGAAGGCGCTGCTGCGCTCACCATGTACACACCCGAGCAAGTCAAGGCTGGCATCAAGGACAAGTCCTTCAGCGTGTATCAACTCGGTAAGCAAGGCGGCGACAAGGGGCTGCAAGTTTTCTTCGGTCTCAAGCGCGGTGCGCCTTGGTACAAAGGCATGATCGATGGCGTCTCGGATAACGAGGTCGAGGTCGTGTCCGTCACCAACAACGAGACTGGTGCACAGGGCGTTGGGATTCCTGCTATCATCACAAAAGCTATACAAGAAGGCGCGACCATCTTGGATGCGTTCGCCGTCAAGAGCAAGCGCTTCCCTGATGGTTTCCTGCCTGAGATGTACAGCCAATTCGGCTTCGAGAGGATTGGTTCAATCCCGTTCGACTCAAGCTTTTACGATGCC